ATGACCATGATGGACGACGACGACCTGCGCCACATCGTCCAGAGCGAGGTCGAGCAAGCGCTGAACTATGCCGACAGCACGTTCAGCGAAGAGCGCATTAAGGCGCTTCAGTATTACCACGGCGAGCATTTTGGGAACGAGGAGGTCGGTCGCAGCCAGGTTGTAAGCCGCGACTTGAGCGAGGTCATCGACCACATGATGCCGCAACTCATGCGGATTTTTGCGAGCTCAGACTATGTCCGGTTTGTGCCGCGCGGTCCTGAAGATGTCAGGGCGGCGGAACAGGCCACCGACCTTGCCAACTATATTGTGGAGAGCGAGAACGGCGGATTCCGCCTGATGCACGATTGGTTCAAAGACGCGCTGCTCAACAAGGTTGGGGTAATCAAGGCTTGCTGGGAGGAAAAAGAGACCGTCCAGGAGAGGGAATTCGAGGGCCTGACTGATCTGGAGCTACAGGCTTTGCTGGCCGATGACACCGTCGACATCATCAGCCAGGATGTGCGGATTACCCAGGAGGCGCAGGTCGCCCTGGAGGGCGGCGCCGAAATGCAAGAGCAGGTCTCTGAATACGACGTGTCCATCAAGCGCCGCATCCGTAAGGGTCGCGTGCGGTTGGATCTAGTGGCTCCAGAGGAGTTCCTGATCGACACCCGTGCCAAGAGTTTGGACGACGCTCGGTTCGTAGCTCATCGGACTCTTGTGACGATCTCAGACCTAGTCGCCATGGGCTATGACGCGGATGAGGTGGAGAGCTACGCCGGCTCGGCTGACGAGATCCATAGCCAGGAGCGACAGAGCCGTTTCCAAGACCTGGATGGCGGCCTGGAGAACGACCCGGCAGACGATACGCTGCGCGAGGTGATCTACACCGAGTGTTGGATGAAGGTCGATGCGGACGACGACGGCATCGCGGAGAACCGGCGCATTTGCACCATCGGCGAGGATTACCACGTCGTTCGTAATGAATACTCTGATGTGCCGCCGTTCGCGCTACTGTCGCCGGTCTTGATGCCGCACCGCGCTATAGGCCAGAGCATTGCGGAGAAGCTCTTTGATATCCAGTTGACGAAATCGGCTCTCCTCAGAAGCACCTTAGACAACATTTATTTGACTAACAATTCGAGGGTGTTGGCTCTGGAAGGTGCCACCAACCTAGACGACCTGATGACCAATCGGCCTGGCGGCATTGTTCGTGTCCGCCAGATGGGAGCCGTCCAGCCTCTCACCGTCCCCCAGGTCGGCCGGGACGCCATGGCTGTTCTCAGTTACATGGACCAGGTCAAGGAGCAGCGAACGGGCATAAGCAAGGCCAGCATGGGCCTAGACGCCAACGCGCTTCAGAGCGCCACCGCCACGGCTGTGGCCGCTACGGTAAGCGGCGCTCAAAGCCAAATTGAGATGATCGCCCGAGTGTTCGCGGAGACCGGCGTCAAGGATCTGTTTCGGATCATCCTGCGCCTAATCACGACCTACCAAGACGAGCCGAAAACGATCCGGTTGCGTAACGAGTTCGTGCCGATCGACCCTAGCGGCTGGGACGCGGAGATGGACCTATCGGTCAACGTCGGGCTGGGAACCGGGCAGACTGCCGAGAAGATGCAGTTTCTATCGATGATCGCGGCCAAGCAGGAGCAACTGCTACAGACGCTGGGACCAAAGAACCCGTTGGTCAACTTGGGGCAATATGCCGCGACCCTGGAGAAAATGATCGAGGCCGCTGGGTTCAAGGCCACCGAGGCTTTTATCAACCGTCCTGCCGAGGTCGAGCAGCTTGCAGAGCAGATGGCGCAAGAGGCCGCGCAGCAACAGCAACAACCGCCAATCGACCCGGTCGCCCAAGCGACCATCCAGGCGAAGCAGATGGAGGTTCAAGCCAAGATCGAAGAGGGCCGCGCGCGCATTGAGTTGGAACGAGAGAAGATGGTCGCCTCGATGGAACTGGCGCGCGCCAAAATGGAAGGCGACCTCGCAGTGCAGCGTGAGATCGCCGTTGGCAAAATCGAGCTCCGCCGCGCCGAGCTAGTTGAAGAGGCCAAGTTGGAAGCGATCAAGATGTCTGCCGGCCTCCCCGGTGGTCAGGGCAATATTAATATGAGCCGTTGATGACGCTCGACGAGGAGATGGACCGAGCGGCCAGGGCATCGACGTTGATGCGCGATCCTATGCTCATCGAGGCGTTCATCGGGCTAGAGGAATACTACACCGAGGCTTGGAAGGATTCGCCGCTCAACGAGGCCGGCGACCGCGAAACCATTTACAGATACCTGGCGGCGCTACGTGAAGTGCGCGGCCATCTAGAGCAATTCATTCGGACCGGCGCGCTCGCATCGAGCCAGCGCGACTCCATGACCAAGACGGCATTATCTTAGGCCACGCCTGTAAGGCAGCCTGAAGCTCGCGCAGTGATGCGCTGGCACCAGAACGACGGAGACCACCATGGCCGAAGCCACGCCCGAGGGCAGCTTGAGCTTAGACGACGCAGCGAATCTCCTGGACCCAGAAATGGACAATCCAACGGACGAGGAACTGGAGGCCGATGAAGTCGCGGCCGCGATCGAGCGCGACGAAGCGGAGGAGGTAGAACCCGACGACGCCGAGGAGTTCGAGGTCGACACTGCCAACGACGATGACCCTGAGCCTGACGAGGACGAGGAACCCGCGGAGTACATCGATGTAACGATCGATGGCCAGACCGAGCGTGTCACCCTTGAAGAAGCAGCAAAAGGTTATCAGCGGGAAGCGGACTACCGCCGAAAGACTATGGCTCTGGCCGATCAGCGAAAAGCGCTGGAAGCCGAGGCAGGTCAAGCGGCGAGTGAGCGTCAGCAATACGCTCAGGCACTTGCTATGATTCAGCAAAAACTCAGCCAATCAGAGCCAGAACCCGATTGGGCTGCGCTCAAGCAGGAAGACCCGTTTGAATATCTCACCAAGCGAGACGAGTGGCGAGAGAGGCGGGAACAGGTTTCGATGTTGCAAAACCGGCAAAACGTGCTGGTGCAACAACATCACGCCGAGCAGCAAGTCACTCTTGAAAAAGAACTTGATGCGCAGCGGAATAACCTCCTGGAGCGGATACCCGGCTGGAGAGATACCGAGACCGCGAACAAGGAGCGGGGATCTCTAGCAGAATACGCGACTAGCGTCGGCTTTTCTCAGGAAGAGGTCGACACGGTAATCGACGCCAGGGCTGTCGAGCTCCTGCATAAAGCGTGGCAGTTCGACACATTGATGTCCAAAGGCGCCGAGGCAAAACGGGTTAAGCGGGCTCCTCCATCGGCAAAGAGTGGCCAGCCTGGATCACGCAAGAGCAATGCGACTAGGTCGAGCGGAAAAGCCTTCGATCGACTCTCCAGAACCGGGAAACTTGACGATGCCGTCAATTTCCTCATGTCCAATTCGAAAAAATAAGGAGATTTGTAGTATGGCTACAGCACAAGCAGCCCTGTTTGACAGTGGCAAAGGCGGCGGCGCCGCCATCGGCGAACGGGAGCAACTCTCGAACGTCATAATGCGTATTGATCCGGCAGAAACCCCCCTTTATTCCAATGCTAAAAAAGAAGTGACCAAGGGGGTATTTGTTGAGTGGCAGGTCCAGGATCTCGCCGCCGCGGCGGAGAATGCGGTTAACGAGGGAAGTGACGCGAACTACGCTACACCGACCGCGACGACCCGCGTTGGGAACTATCACCAGATCGGTCAGAAAGCGGTTTCTGTTTCAGATACCCTCGATGTCACCGATAAGGCTGGAAGGGACCGAGAAGTCGCTTACCAGAAATCTCTGAAGGGTCTTGAGCTTCGAAAGGACATCGAGAAAAGCCTCGTGTCTGATCGTGCGCGGTCTGGTACCGATCCTCGGTATGCCGGCACGCTCTCTTCCTGGATCACCAACGCCTCGATCTCGACGGCTGGCACGACGTCAGCTTTACCGACGGGCAACGGGACGGATATCCCAACCTTCGCCGGTACTGACCGTGCTCTCACCCTCGCCCTAATCGACGAGGCAATGATCGCGGCGTACAACGACGGAGGCCAGCCGGACATTCTCGTACTCAGTCCGACAAATAAAGTTAACTTCAGTGACCTATCCTCGGGCTCTGTAGCGACTAACCAGATCAATTATACTGCTCCACGCGAAGCGGCTATCATTGGTTCGGTCAGCCTTTATTTGAGTGACTTCGGCGAGTTGTCGGTGGTGATTAATAGAGCCATGGCGAATGATCGTGCGTTCTTGGTTGACAGTGATCATTACTCAATGTGTTCGCTGACTGGACGGAACTTCAAGGTCAACACCATTGGCAAAACGGGTGACTCCACCCAATTCCAAATTGTCAATGAGTGGAGCATGAAAATCACGCCCAAGGCACATGGTGCGGTCTATGATCTTTCTGGATCTTAGTCTCACTTAGATGTTTGATACTGAGAGCGGGCGCCTTCGGGCGCCCGTTTTCTTTTACGCGTCGTGAGACGCCACCCTTCCCATAGATGGATTTTCTTATGGCACTCGACCATATTTTGACGTCTCGACCGGATATCGGGTACGAGAGCCGGCTGGAGTACGACAACGACCTTGGCGTCGTTGGTGTCCAGCGCCAGAACGTCGACTCGATCAAGGAAAGCGCCAATGCGGATCGTAACGCTTGGGAGCGGGGACATCTGATTGGCAATACTCAGAACCATCGAGAAAAGATCGCCGACATTCCAGTCGTCATGTATTTCGAGCTTATTCAGCGCTTCGGACGCCCGGATCAGGCGCCGCGCGAGTGGGCTAAATGGCTTAGTGAGAACAACGCGTTTCTTACCACTCGGCGCGCTCTCTGATGGCCATATCCACTTACGCCGAGCTCAAGGCCTCCGTCGCCACATGGCTTAACCGGAGCGACCTGACGGACCGCATCGATGATTTCATTGATCTGGCGGAGAGCTACATGGACCGGGTCTTACGGACCTCCGTTCTGATGAGCCAGGCCGAGGCGACGGTGAACGAGGAATACGAGGATCTGCCGGCTGACTACGTCTCGATGGTGCGACTCTACATCTCCAACACGAACCCGGTAATCGATTTGTCGCCCATGTCGCCGCAAGCGTTGATCAATCAATACCCGTCGACCGCCACTGGGCGGCCGGTCGCCTACGCAGTGGTGAGTGACCGCCTCCAGTTTAGGCCGATCCCAGATTCCGAGGCTTACACAACCTCGCTACTCTACTACCGGAAGACATCCTCGACGGCGCTTTCCGCCAGCAACACCACAAGCGCGGTTTTGACCGCGCATCCCGATGTTTATTTGTACTCGACGCTCTGCGAGGCCGCGCCGTTCCTGATGGATGATACGATGCTGACCCGTTATGTCGCGCTGCGCGGCGCCGCCATCGAGGCAGCTAACAAGGCGACGGCCGAGGCGCTTGCGCCAGCCTCGCCGCTTGTAATGCAGCACGGCATGAGGATGATCGCATGAGCACAACTTGGAGCACTGTATCTGGGGCTGTGACGCAGTCCCTCGCCACCCAAGCGGCGAACAGCAAAACGGATGCGGGGAAGCTCGCTACCGGAGTCGCGGGGGCTACCCAGACTCTGTCTGATGGGACCACGAGCCTGAGTGCGCTTCATTATGCCGACGCCGCAGCCACCAGCGCGACGGCCGCCGCCGCCAGCGTCACAAGCGCGGCCGCTGAAGTAGTTTTAGCAGAAGCTCAAGTAGTTCTGGCTACAAACCAGGTCGCTTTGGCTACCTCTGCTGGTGCTGCTGAAGTAGTTCTAGCCGCGGCCCAGGTAACACTTGCCGCTGCTCAAGTAACGCTTGCAGAAGCTCAAGTAACATTGGCCACCGCACAGGCAACCGCTGCTGCCACCAGCGCTACAGAAGCAGCCGCCGTGCTGGCGCTGTTCGAG